TACGTTGAAATCTAGGACTATAAATTCTGCTGCTTTAACAGGTTGGATATAAATAGCACCTCTTAGCTCATTTCTATCAATTACATCTGGGCCGTTATTGGTATCGTCCATAGTTACTTTAAAAGCAAATAATCCTTGTCTTTGTTGTACTAATTCTAAGTAAGGAACGACAACTGATAAAAATGAGTTTCTGGTAGCTAAGGTATTAGGCTCAAATACTAAACCTTGTGCTACAGTACCAACAAAATTCTTTAGATTAAGAAGTAATCTTCTAACATTTACTCTATCAGTTGCCGAGGAGGCAGCTTGTAATGTTTTTTGCCCATAAATAGCAATTCCTGCATTAGGGAAATTAACTAATGGGTTTACTCCGGAATCATATAAAGTATCTCTGCTAGCTTTAGGTAATGCTCTTTGTAAGGTAATAGCACTATTGATAACTCCTCTGGTAGCACCTGCAGGGGCAAACCAAGCACCTGCTGTGTTATCGTTAAATACATAAGCTGCAGGAATTACTGTAGAAGGTGGGGCCCAAGCGGCTGCTCCCGTTTGAGCATCATTTAATAATACCCAAGGATAATAAGTAGCAGCGTAACTTGAATCATATAACTCGGCAGATGTAGTTATAGTAGAAACATCCGTATCATATACTCCTAAATCAAGTACTGCTAAACAATCACCTCTTTCCTCAGCTAAATCAATTACTTTTTGAGCTGTAGTTTGGTTAGTTGAGCTACCAATAAATCCAGGAAGAGAAATAGTGTTAAAGTAGTAAAGATCTTTATCTTTTAAAAGATTTATAGTATCATCATATTCAGCATTTCCTAATCCCTGCATATTAGCTGCAGTAATGTCTTTGCCAAGTTTTATTTCATTCGTAAATAAAGTTCCACCTGCGTTAAAGAATCCACCATTTGAATTTTGTGGAAGAGAAGCTGTATAAGCATTATTACTTCTAGTTCCATTAGCATCTAAGAAATCGGGGGTTGATGAAGAAACTGCATGAACGTATACAAAATTACTTAAATTGGGAAAATCGCCATTTGTTTTAATATAAGGATCGTCGGTACCCGCGCCTGATAGTTCTTTAAACTGGTCTCCTATTCTTTTAGAAATAAAATTATCACTATTAGGGTCAAGATTTACGCCTCTAAATGTTTCTAATACTTTTTTACTAGTAGGAGAATCATTACCTTGTCTAATAGTTAAATTAAAGATTCCTTTAGTATAATCAGTATTTGAAACTTCCCATCTTAAATTATCTCTAGATCCATTTACTAATGAACCTGAAGAAGTTGAGGTAGCTGTAAGGCGAGTTCCTCGAGATGATGTGCTATTCATTAATGCCCCCTCAGAAAAGGTTCTTAATTCAAAGCAATTAAAATTGCCAGCGTCTATACTCTCAGAAGAAGGAACATAAGTGGATTTGGCAAAAGAAAGGGCTGCACTACTACCAGAAGTTACTCTAGTAACTAATAAGTTAGTACCTCCTTGTCTAAAATAATTAAATGCAGCTTGAGAAGTTAAGAAGGAATAATCAAGTCCCCCACTTTCAAAAGTAGTACCAAACTTGGATTGAAATTCACTAAAAGTAGTAACTACTGTAGGTATTTCTACAGGTCCCAAAGGAGTAGGACCCACAACTGCCGCTCCTACAGGTGCTGCTGCTGCTTCTGTGATAGTAGGGACATCCTCGTTTGTGAATACTCCCGGTGATATTATTTGTTCTGCCATGTTATTTTATTTCAATTTTATATTTTTATATTATCCTGGGAATTCTGCTCCTGTTGGTAATACGTTAAAGTCTAAGACTATAAATTCTGCTGTTTTAGTAGGTTGTAAAAATATAGTACCTTTTAATTCATTTCTATCTATTACATTAGGACCATTATTAGAGGAATCCATTACTACTTTAAAAGCAAATAATCCTTGTCTTTGTTGTACGGTTTCTAAATATGGGTTAACTACAGAAAGGAATGAATTTCTTGTAGCTACTGTGTTAGGTTCAAATATTAAATTTTGGGATACTTGTCCTATAAAGTCTTTAAGAGTAATTAATAATCTTCTAACATTTACTCTATCAGTAGCAGATGCTTTATTTTGTAATGTTTTTTGCCCATATACTACTATACCTGCATTAGGGAAAGTAGCAATAGGATTAACATTAGCAGAATAAAGAGTATCTCTTAAACTTCTTTTTAAGCCTCTTTCGGTATTTACTACTCCAGGTAGGCCTCCTCTATTAAATCCAGCGGGAGCAAACCAAGCATCGGATGCGGCATCGTTTGCAGCATAAACTGCGGGGATTAAAGTGGAAGCAGGTGACCAAACATCTTTAGCTAAATCGTTATCTCTAACTTTTACCCAAGGCCAGTAGGCAGCTGCGTAAGAAGTATTTAAAGTATTTGCTGTGAGGATTGTATTTTCAACTGTTGAGTCATAATTTCTCAAGTCGATAGGGATGATAGCGTCTGCTCTAGCTTCAACATAAGTAATTAAACTATCTAACTGAGTAGCATGTAAAGCTTCAGAATAAATTAAGCCTGGGGTTGAGATTACATTATATGGGTAAGCATCTTTATCTCTTAAAACTGCTATAATATCAGCATAATCTGTAGCTTTAACTCCTTGAGTTGTACCATTTGTAATGTTTTCGTAAGAATTTTGTGAAGGATCCCCTACTAAAATATCACCATCTGCACCCCCAAATGAACCACTTTGGTTTTTAGGAACAGATTCGGATGCGGCATTAATTCTAATATTACCTGCTTCGTTTAAATAGTCTAAAGTAGTAGCACTTACACTATCTACGTAAATATATTTGCTAATATTGGGGTACTCACCATTTATTGCAATATAAGCACTAGTACCAGTACCCTCTAAGGCTTTGTACTGGCTTCCTACTCTACGGGATATGTAGTTTGGTGAACGAGGGTCTAAATTTACACCTCTAAATGTTTCTAATACAACTTTATCTCCTTGACGATCGTTACCTCTTCTAATAGTAAGAGAAAAATCACCTGATGAAGTATTAGCATCAGAAATTTCCCATCTTAAATTATCTCTAGAACCACTGGGTAATACACCAGCAGCGGTTTCAGCACCACCCCCACTATTTAATGCAATTCCGTCTGAAATAGTTTTAAGAGTAAAGGCATTAGTACCTACAGCACCAACACCACCACCCAAAGTCGCGAGAGTTGCAAAGTCTGCAACTGAACCTGTTTGGATAACAAGACCATTTAATGCCGTTCCTGCTAAAACAACCGAACCTGAAATTGCAACAAGGGCAGCACCAGCAGCAGAGGATGCTGATACGAGGTCTACACTTGAAGAAGCTGTAGATCCCGATAGGGCTCCATTTAATTTATTTGCAAAATTAGTTGAACTAGCATTAGCAGTTGATCCAGTAGAGAAGAAATATAATTGTTCTGTTCCAGTTTCAACATCTTGGGGGATGGGGTCTGCACTAGCTATAAATCTATAAAGAACTCCATCTTGGGTAAATCTAGCTTCTTCTCCATCGGCAAATTTGTCCTCAAAAGTAAACGAACCTGAAGCTGGGACTTGTGCCGTTGCTGTTGAATTATTTTGTATAGTTGAGGAACTGGCAGGAGTAAATGAACCAGAAGCTACTTTAGTAACTAACAATCTTTGTCCTCCATTTTGGAAGAATTTTTGGGCAGAGATTGAGGTTAAGAAACTATAAGTAGATCCGCTAGCTACGTAAGTACTACCAAATTTTTGCTTATATTCGCTGTAAGTTGTAACTATTGTAGGAATATTCTTGGGTCCTAATACAGTAGGGCCAATAATAGCAGCTCCTGCTGGGATGATAGGAGCCTCTGTAGTTACAGGTACATTTTCATTTAAAAATACACCAGGTGATATTACGTTTTCTGCCATGTTGTTCTAGTTATTATTTATTGATAAATATCAATTTTTTCTTTAAGAATGTTATTGTTTAGAAAAAGTTCCTTCTTGTAAATTAATAACCCCATCTCCATATTTTTCATTTAATTGATTCGCAATTTGAGTTTCTAATTCTTTAGATTTTTCTAATTGTTCAATTAATTTTTCTTTTTGTAATTCTAAATTTTGAAGTTGAATTTCAAGTTGACCAAATTTTGTAACAAATTCGTCTTGGTGAGTTTGAAGTTGAGTTAATTGTTGAATTTCTTGTTCTGTTAATTTTGTAACCTTTTCCATAATGTAAAATTTTATTTATAAATATATTAAAAATTATATAAAATTATTAATCTTCTAATCTGGTGTTTATATTTTCTATAAATCTGTTTTCTCTTACATTAGTAAGAGCTTCAGTAGTTTCGGTGCTAAATACTACTTTAGCTGCTGTTGAGAATTTTTTAAGGGCATTTAAATCACTTTGAATTACATCTGGGATTATATATCCTGGCATCTTGATGTCAAAAGTACCTTTTACCATGCGTTCTTGACCAGTATTTAATTCAGTAACCGTTTGATAGCTGTTAATTATAGCTTTAAATTTAAATCTTTCAGGATCACCCCAATATGAATCAGCAGCAAAGTTAATAGCCTCAATTATGTGATTTAATTGATCTACATAATAAGTATAAATAATACAATTATAATTTAAAATAACATAATCAGGAATTACAACAGCTTGATATGTTTGAATCGGTTTATATCCATTTTGAACACTTAAATTATTATAAGAATTTTTTTTAGAATATCTTTGCTTTGAAATAGCATAGGTTTGAGGATAATTAGCATCAATTTTATTAGTAATACCTCTTACCCTATCAATACTATTTCTTTTAAACATAATAAGAGGAGCCATAATTTTACCCTTACCATCCCTATAATACCCATCTCGTTGCATGGATTTCCACCTTTCAGGTGAACCATATATTACGGGGACTGCAATTCGACTACCGTTTTGCATCACACTAGGACGAATTACATGATCAAAATAATATTTAATGGTTTCATCTAAATCTTTAATTCCTATAGTAAAAGGTTTCCAAGTATCGTCTTTTTGAGATATTTGGTTAGCTCTATCGGGATTAATATTTTGATTATTTTTCCTTTTATCAGCAGAAGTTCCATTAGGATTACCCCTAGATGAATCAAAGGGATCTATTTGAGAATTTGATATTTCTCTTTGAGATTTAGGGATTGGGGTTTTTCCTGCCATTATCTTTCTCTTGTTATGCCGAACTTATCAGCGGGTTCATAATGTGTTTGGACTATAACTGAAAGACTAGCTCCAAATTGGCTTAATCCAGGGTTTAGGGGATTAATTTCATTAGGGTAATCTGGGTTCTTGCCCATAAAATATTGGTTAGATATTACCTCGTCTGCTTGATAATATCCATTTTGATATAAAATTATATCTCCTACTTCCATTACTACATTAGCATCTATTAAATCTGCTCTTAAAAATTTAAAAGTAACTCCCCAAGCAAAATCTACACCTAACTCACTTTCAGGATATTCTTGGTCTCTTCTATCTATTAAAACATTAAATAAAGTAGGACCATCATAAAATTTACCTCCTGAGGCTTCTCCATAAAGATTAAAGCGGGTTTCTTCTAATCTAAGTTTATATACTGCGCATTGTTGAGTAATTACATCCCCCAACAGTTCACGATTTACTGATTTAAATAAAGCTATATCACGTTGTCTTCCAAATAATGCCATTATGCAATGTATATAGTATAGGGGACTGCTGATAAATCTTTCTGTAGATATTCAGATTCTTGGGCTTTTTTTTCTAATAATTTAGTCCTAGAAGTTTCTCCTAAGTAAGTTCTTAGTCTTTCTATTAAGGCGGTTTTTTCAGCAGTAGCAGCCGAAATTAAATCTCCATGGTTAAGGGTTGTATCGGCTCCTGGAATGGGGACTGTTGTGTATTTACCTCTTACATATCCTAACATTTCTTTAGCTAAAGCTAAGGTATATTCAAATACCCATTGCCTCCCAATTGAATTGATATAGGCATATGTGGGGTTAGTATAAGGTACAGTTGAAATATCTGTAACTACTCCTGTTCCTAAACTTCCAGAAACATAAGGACTATTCCTATCGGACTTTAAAATATATTTAAAATATAATTTTTGATTTTTGGTGGGGATAGGAAATATCCTAATATTATTATTTACCAATTCAAAGCTATAATTTGATTTTCTAATAGTATCATTAAAATCAATAGCTTGAATTTTAGCTAAATCATAATTAATGGGCATCATTAAAAAATTAATACCGGGGGAGTAACTGCCAAATCCAAAAACATCTAATAACCCTTGAATATCAGTACCCGTACCCGCATATGGGTCAAAATATCTTACAATTGCGGGGTCTGATTGGTAAAATATTTCTTTAATTTCTATATTATTTTTTTCGGTGGTTTGAGATGTAGCAAATTCATTTAAATCGTAAACCTGTTGACCCGCAGTCATTTGGATGCTTCCTGTTCTATATTCAACTGTTCCTCCTACACCTGCCTCAGAACCATACTCATCCGCTAATCTTATAATAGCTCCTAGATTAGGTTTTTGTAATTTATAATTAGCTTGGGACCCTGTGTTTGATCCTTCAAAATCTAAATAATTTTCACTTGCTTGATATGCAAACACCTCATTGCCATATGTAGTTACAGCTTCTTCAAACGCTGTGTAGAAATTTATATCTTGTAATTCTACGTCAGTAAGGGGATAGCCTAAACGACGAGCACAAAATACGGATACTTTATCGGCATCTGCTGAAAAATCAGTATCGCTATCATAAAATCCAAAAGGAGTATTACCGGCAGAAAAAGAACTAGAGCCGGGCCATATCGCTGCGTTTGCCATGTTGTTTTATTATAAATATTAAAAAAGGCCCCTTAAATTAGGAGCCTTTTTAGTTTTATATTTTTTAATTATATTAAGCTTTCATTAATACAAATAAACTTGCAGTTATTTGATCTGGGACAGAGCCCGAAGCTACTAAGTCAGCACTAAATAATTGTGAGCCACTTATTGTAAATAATTCTCCTGGGGAAAGGCCATGTGAAGAGGAGTTTAAAGTAGCTCCACTTACTTTAGGTAAACCTATAAATGATGATGAAACACTAGTTACCTTAAAATGGTTAGAACTTGTAACTTGAAGAGA